GGTATCTCAGTTTTTGTTAAATACTTAACAAACGGGCGTGTGTCCATCATCAGGTTCGTCCTGGTGAGAACAGTTTGGAGAAAGCCTCCAAACGAGAGGCAAACTTCCTCTCCCTAGGTGATTCACCTAGGCTGACCCGCAAGCTGGGCCCAAATCTCAGAAGTTCTGAGATAAGTTCTGCTGACACAAATCCGTCAGCATGTCGGTCAATTCTGACCTCTAAGTCTTTAAGCGACTTATACCTTGGATCTAAAGGTTCTTCGGCTAACCTTAGCCGACTAAAGACCCTATCGGCCTTTTTAACCCATGCATAAACGGATTTCCTATTAGTCTTAATAGGCTTTTCCAACATCTGTTGGAAAGCATCGACTCTTTCGAATCGTTCAACTAATTTTGTTAGTTGACAGAGTCCGAGTGACTCTGCATGCACTATCAGTGCATCAAAGGAATAAAATTGTTCCCAAGGAGCCCTTGTGACTCCTTTCTTCTCCATATCGGCGAAGATCATCTTCGAAGTGAAGATTACATCCTTAGTTTCAAAGGTGTCACCTTCGGCAAATGGCCGGAGGGTTTTAATTGCCTCAACGGCAAATTCCCTCGCTTTCTTCGAGGCTTCGACACCATGTTGGTGTCGCTGGGCGAGTGCCCGGAGGTCCCATAGGACCTTGCACTTGATTGAAAAATCAGGAATGTCCAGTACGGACAAAATATAATTAATATATTTAAACCCCCACTCGGGAATTTCATTAGGCTCTAGACCTAAACCTCCGGCATTTGGCGGGAGAAACCAGGGAACCCTGATCTGAAGGAATTTCCTTCCATGTTCACGAACAAATAAGTTCATGTGACACGCCAAAACGTGTTTCCTCAAAGAGCCTTCGAGGTAATCCAATTGGTTGGATAACATCCGGCCTTTGCCGAATATACTCGCACGATTATCAGCGTGCGCTCTGTTAACCTTTGTTAACAAACGACCCTTTATAGTGTCGACATAAACTAAATTTTTAGTCTCATCCCCAACAATGAGGATATGATCCTCGCATAAGAGGATCAATTTGGAGGAATCTCCATCTTTTTGTGACATCACAAAACCCAGGCTAATACTAACCTGCCTAGAAAGGCTTGCCCTTTCTTTACTATTGCGAATCGCAATTTTATCGTCGCCAACTACGAC